AAATAACCTCAATAATGTTGGGGCGACTTTTACTATCATAAATTCCATTACGAAAACTGGAAGTTTAATTGTACAAGTTGCGAATTCAACTGACGTTATGAGTGGAAGTGCAGTCTATATTGATGACTCTTCTGACAATGTTGTTGGATTTGAAACAGTGGCAACATCAGACACTATTACCTTAAATGGTACTGATACAGGTGGTGTAACTTATGCAAAAATAATTTGCACAGTGCTTGGTACAGGTCTATGGTCGGTTTCCGTCCATACGGGATGTACTGGATCACCAGCTACTTGTTTTAGCGCAGCGGTAAGTTAATAAATAATATAGTGAGCTCCTTCGGGAGCTCACGACTAAGGAGAAAATTATGGGTACAGATGTAAAACAAACAATTGCGGTAGCTGCAACAGCACAACTTCAAAAGTATGTTGCTGCAAGTGCTACTAATATTACGAAGGCTCGAATTAAAGCCGTTAGTGCACAAGCCAGCGCTGCTGATGCTAGTGTCAAAATTTATGATACTGTCGGAGCTGCAACAGCTAAATTATTAGTTTGTGAGCTTAAGTTCGGAACAGCAGACGGTGAGTGGACTCATTTCTATGTTCCCGGAGATGGTATCTATTGTGGTACTGGTATGTATGCAGTTCTATCCAATTGTGATTTCTTAACAGTTACTGGAACATTTACATAAAAAGGAGGTAGCACGTGGCTAATACTACTTCCACATCATATACTTTTGATAAAACTCTTGCGATAGATGAAATTATCGAAGAGGCTTACGAACGTATAGGAATTCAAAACGTTTCTGGTTATCAATTAAAAACAGCTAAACGATCTTTAAATATTCTGTTTGCAGAATGGGCTAATAGAGGATTACATTATTGGGAAGTCGCCAATAACAATATCACTTTAGTTGATGGTCAAGCTACCTATACAATGTACCGTTCAACAGCGGATGGTACTTCGGATACTACAGCAGTGTATGGGGTAGATAATATATTAGAAGCTAATTATAGAATTGCTTCGACAAGTGTTGACAGTCCCATGACGGCAGTTAGCAGATCTCAATATCAAGGATTTTCAAATAAAACAGCAACAGGAACCCCTACTCAATATTTTGTAGAAAGATTTATTGATAAAGTAACCATCACTTTATACCTGACCCCGGGTGCAGCGGCAGATGGAAATTTAATAAATTATTATTATGTAAAAAGAATCCAGGGTGCCGGGGCCTATACGAATGCTTCCGATGTTCCTTTTAGATTTGTTCCGTGTATGTGCGCAGGACTCGCTTATTATTTAGCACAAAAAAATGCTCCACAAAGAGCACAAGAATTAAAAATGTTTTATGAGGATGAACTAGCAAGGGCCGTTAAAGAAGACGCTGATATTACTAGCACTTATATTGCCCCACAGGTTTATTATCCTAACGTTTAATTATGACTACATTTGCTTCAGGTAAACATGCTTTAATGATCTCAGATAGATCTGGGCTCGCTTTTCCTTATCAAGAAATGGTGAGGGAGTGGACAGGAGCCTGGGTTCATAGTTCTGAATACGAACCTAAACAACCACAGCTTCAACCAAAACCAACAACTTCGGATCCACAGGCTTTGCAACATGCAAGACCTGCAAGAACGGCTCCTGCAGTTACACAATTAATGCCTACTGATCCTTTTATAACTTATGGTGCAGGGTCTTCTTATATAAATGTGAATGTACCAAACCATGGTTTAACGAACGGAAGTACCTATAGATTTAGAGGAGCACCCACTACCGCGGGGGCTTATTTAGATCCGCAGGGCTGGGATGGAATTACGGGAGCTAAAATTGCTCTAGCGGCAGGCTATGCTATTACTACAGGAAAATGGGTGAGTGCCGCTCGTGATACAGATTATACGACAGACTGGTTTTATTTTGTTGTAAATACTGATACAGCTACAACAGGAAGTATAAGAGGAGGAAGTTATCCCGTGTCCGTGGGGCCGGTAACTTTAGAAGCGTAATGATTAAATATTTAAAAAAATTATGGAAAAAATTATTTGGTAAATCAGAAACCAAAATAAGTGAGTACGCAGCTGCAGGTACAAGGGGTGCTGACTATGGAATTAAGGAAGTGTCTTCGAAGCCTGAGCATTGTGTTACTCACAATCGATTTAAAAAGAGCTGTCCAACATGTCAGGAGATTATTAAATAATGGCTGGATATACACTCTCAGCATTAGAAGCTGACATTAGAAGTTATACTGAAGTAGACAGTAATGTTTTTACTGGTGCTATTCTAGCCAGATTTATAGAACATGCAGAAAATAGAATTTTTTATGATGTTCCTATTGATGCCTATAGATATGTAAGTGAAGGAAACTTCGCAGTTGATGATAAAACATTAAATGTACCGGGACTAGGATCAAAGGGAAATACTGGAACAGTCTTTGTTAGAGGGATTGAAGTGTTTACTTCTACAGCTAATTCAGAAGGAGAAGGAACATGGCTTCAGAAAAAGGATCAAACTTATCTATCGGAATATGTCAATGAATTAACTGGCACAGAAGGAGGCAGCACAGGTCAAGACGTGACTGGTTTTCCTAAATATTACGCGATGTTTGGAGGTGCGACTGCGGTTTCAGATACGACTTCAGGCGGTATGTATGTAGCCCCTACGCCAGATGCTACTTATCGTTTTAGAATATATTATGACATGATACCTAAAAGTTTAGTGAATAAAACATCTGGAACCTATATTAGTCAGTATTTTCCCCAAGGTCTTCTATATGCCTGCTTGACAGAGGCTTATGGTTACTTAAAAGGCCCAATGGACATGTTGACACTTTACGAAAACAAGTATAAACAAGAGTTACAAAAGTTTGCAGGAGTGCAACTTGGAAGACGAAGACGTGATGATTATACAGATGGTACTGTAAGAATTCCCATCAAGTCACCGTCACCGTAAATTAGGAGAAAACTATGGCAATAACATCATGTTTAACAAACACTTTTAAAGAAGAACTTTTACAAGGTCATCATAGCTTTAATGCTTCTGGAGACACACCTGCAGGAAGTGCTTTCAAAATTGCATTATATTCCAGTAACTCAGCTACTTTAGGAACAACTACAACGGCTTATGCTGCACCCGCAGATGCGGCCGCGGACCCTACAAGTACCTACGAAGTTACAACCACAGGATCATCATACTCAGGCGGCGGTTCAGCGTTGACAAATACTGGTGTTGCTAAATCTACAACAACTTCTTACACTGATTTTTCTGATGTCTCTTGGACGTCGGCTTCTTTCACTGCAAGAGGATGTTTAATTTATAACTCATCTACAATTACTGGCTTAACCACAAATGCTTCAGTAGCTATTGTAAATTTTGGAGGGGACAAGACTGTTTCTTCTGGAACTTTCACAATTCAATTTCCTACCAACGATTCATCCGACGCGATAATTAGAATAACGTCGTAAGGAGGTAAATCCTTATGGCAGATGTAACATCAGGATGGGGCCGGTTAACCTGGGGACAGGCTGACTGGGATGACTCTACTGTTTATGCAATAGGATGGGGAGCCAAATCTTGGGGAGATTCAGGGTGGGGCGAATTAAAAAATGAGACCATTGATATAACTGGATTAGAAATATCTGGCGCACTGGGTAGTGAAGGCTGGGGCAGACATACATGGGGTATGGGTGCTTGGGGACAACAGTCCTCGCTAGTAACAGAAATTGGAGAGCCAGTAACAGGTCAAGCAATAACTGGTTCTTTAGGAACCCCACAAATAAATTACGATTTTATTTTTACTCTTTCTGATTCTTTATTAGGAACCCTTTCTAGAGGAGTCATTTCAATTAATGATGGTGCGGACCATACTCAAGGATTAGGTACACAATTAATAACGGGTACACTAAATTCTTCAGGAATGAGCCATTCAATGACGTATGCGGTAACTGGCTATAGCTCTACCATGAGTATGGGCACGCTTACATTTACTGAAACTGAACTAATTGGAATTACGGGCCTAGCTATAACTGGATCTTTAGGAACGCCTGGTACTATCGACGACATGCGGATTGGACTAAGTGGTCAAGCTATTAAAGGGTCTCTTGGAAGTTTAGCTTCTATAGACCCGATGCAAATAGGGTTGACGGGCTACTCCATTACTGCTAGTTTGGCCTCAAGTAACGTATCACCTTTAGGTTATCAAGACATAAGTATGACCGGAAATACGTCATATAGTAATGTTGACATTACGGGAAACACATCGTATACAGATGTTGACGTCGCTTAACTAGGAGACAATTTTTATGGCATCAACTTATACAGGTTTAGGGGTCCAATTAATGACTACTGGCGAAAAGGCCGGTACATGGGGAACTCCAACTAATACTAACTGGAATATCATAGAACAAATTTCGGGTGGTTATGTAGAACAAGCTATAACATCAACTCCCACTACATTAGCTGTTAGCGACGGAACTACTGGTGCAACTCTTGCACACAGAATTATAAAATTCACAGGATCAATTGGTGAAAATACTGTAGTAACAATTCCTTTAGATGTTCAAACTTTTTATATCATAACAAACGGCTCATCGGGTGGTTACACTGTTCAATTTAAATATGTTTCTGGATCAGGATCGAGTGTTACATGGGGTACTACTGATAAAGGAACTAAAATTATTTATGCAGCTGGAGACGATGCTACGAATCCAAACATTGTTGATATAGGAATGGCAACTCTTACAGGCACACAAACTTTAACAAACAAAACTTTAACTTCACCAGCAATTGGTACTTCTATTTTAGATACAAACTCAAACGAATTAGTTAAATTAACTGCTACTGGATCAGCAACCAATGAATTTACAGTAGCAAATGCAGCTACAGGAGCTGGCCCAACGCTTTCTTCTACAGGAAGTAGTGACACGAATATCGATATCAATGTTGTTCCCGCAGGAACCGGGAATGTTAATTTATCAGCGGAT